GTCGCCGACCTGATCGCCGAAGGGAACACCCGACTCACCGTCGAGTGCCTGGCGGTCGCTCTCGGACTCAGCGCCTACAACGGCGAGAGCATGACCGCAATCGCCCATCGCCACGGCATCACCCGCGCCGCCGTCTCGAAGCGCTGTGTTGACATCATCACTCACCTGAACCTCCCGCCCTCCCGTGCCATGCGCAGCGAGAAGGCCCGCAAGATCTATCGAAACTCACGAACCAAACATCACAAAAAGAAAAAACATGGACACCATTTCTGTTCTCGAAAAAAACCACGCTAAATTCACCCTCACCCCCCGTGGTATCGAATTCCACGGCGACCTAAGCTTCGATGAGTGGGAGAAACTTGGCGAGAAACTCGGAGATACCGAGCGCTCCATCGGCTTCATGATCGGCGACTGGATCAACTATGCTGAGAACAAATGGGGCGAGAAATACAACGAGGCGATTGCGGCAACTGGTCTCGAATACCAAACGCTGCTAAATTACGCCTATGTGGCCCGACGCGTCCAAATCTCTGTGCGCACAGAGAATTTGCCATTCTATCATCATCAGGTCGTGGCCAAACTAAAAGACCCCGAGGAACAAAAGCACTGGCTCACTCAGGCCGAAGACCATGACCTCAGCTATCGCCGCCTGCAGAAGTCTATCAACTTCGGTCGAATCGCCACCGAGGAGGAAGTTCAGGGCGATCCAGCCGACCGTGGCTACGTGACTTACCTCGCGCTACTCAACCGCATCCGTCGTTGGTGGGCGCGTGAAACCCAGAAGGCACCCGTCGAGGAATGGGACGAAGATCGTCGCGAGGGACTCAAGAAAGATTTCAAGCTGATCCTCGACATCTACGAGGCGCTCTAACCAATCGCAGGGAGGGACGGTCCCAGGCGAGTCTCATACCCTCGTCCTCTGCGGGTTCAATTCCCGCCCCTGCAACCACTCACCCAATCATGACCACTCCACTCCAACGGATCACACGGCTCCTCAATGAAGGGGCGCGGTTCATCGTCCAACTACCAGGCCATATGCCAATCGATGTAACACCGGACGTTCAAGCTCTCGTTGATAGCATACCCCGTCAGCGCCAAGCTCCGCCCCAAATCAGAATCAGGGTCCGGCGTCCGGAATGCCTCACGAAGCCCAAGCAGCCTGGCCAAGTGATCGACCTCAGCAAACTTCCATACGCCACCCAATGATCTTGCCAAGAGCATCAAGGAATCTATTTGAGCCCGCTGCCTCTGGCCGGGATGCCCCGACCCTCATTGAATTTACGTGACAAATTGTTTTTGCGTTTCCCACATAACGGACGCTCGGGACGTTGACTCCGGGGGCTTGGGAAATGGCTATATCCCGCTTGGAATCAAGGTTTCTGCTGCTCTGGAGGGTGGCGCAAGGTCCGCCCCTGGAGCGGGAAGTAAGGTTCCACGCTTCCCGTTTGTGGCGCGCCGACTTTGCACATGTTGCAAGCCGCACACTGATCGAAATCGAGGGGGGGATTTTCCAGCGCGGAGCTGGTCGGCACAACCGGGGAGCGGGTTACGCCAAGGACGCCGAGAAGTATCTCGAAGCGGTGTTGGCGGGCTGGACCGTCATCCGGCTGACTGAGAAGCAGCTCGACCTCGACTTCATAGAGCGCATCGTCGCGTGGATCAATACTCCTCGGGGAGCATGATGCAAGTCGAGCTGCGGTCGTGTTCCGTGATGATGTAGATGCGCCGACCTCCGCCGAGCTTGTAGTGGCTGAGAATGCGGTCGCCGTGGATCAGGGCATCCTCGTTCGCCTGCTTGTCGCATTCGTCGAGATCCCCCCAATCGCCGCAGTGGTGGCGGTGCATGTAGGATGCCAGGTCGATTCCGAGTGCCATCGCTCCGGGAGTTGCCACGGTTTTCCCGAGCGGGAAACGCGGTTCCATGATTCGGTATGCCATGGCCGTTCAGTCGTTGGTGGTTCCCCATTCCGGATGGCGCTTGCCGGTGGCGATCAGGCCAGAGGCGAGCATGTCTTCGACCAGCGCCTTGGGCGGCCACTGGCGGTGCGGTTTTCCGGTCTGCATCTTGGATGCCCGTGCGGTGGCGCGGCAGTAGGACGGCAGGTCGGCTTCCGGGTTGAAGCTGTCGGCCCGGAGTTGGGTCATCAGGTCGGTGGCATCAACGGCGGAGAATGTCGCGCCGTCGATGGTGTGGTATTCGGTGTTCATGGTGGTCATTGTCATTGGTGGAAATCAGGCGGCCAGTTTTTTGGCACGCTCGGTGTAGAATTTGGTGATCCCGCGGGCGTCGATGGCTTGGAAGAACCACTTCATGCGGTTCATCCCGAGGCCGGTGTCCACCGGGCGGTTGCGGACAGTGGCGGCGGATTCGGCGGCGTCGAACATGCGGGCCATCAACCGCACCCAGTTGGTGATCTTGGCTGGATCGGTGGTGCCCGAATGGTGGCGGACTTCGAGCGTCTGATGGCGGAAGTAGGATTGGATGTTCAGCTTCCGATAGCGGCAGGGGTAGAGCTGCTTCATCTGATCCATGTTCCGGCAGGCGTCGATCTTGCGGAACATCTGGGAGCATTGGCCCCGGTGATTGCCGGCGTCGATGATGCTGTGGTCAAGGTTCGTGCGGCAGTAGGTGTTGTTGTTGCCCCGGCGTGACTGCGGCTGGAACGTGTCCAGAACATCCTCGAATTTGAGCCAGAGTTTGAAGAGGTTCTTCACCGCTTTGAGATTCATCGAGCGGGCGTCGAAATGGACGTGAAGTCCGCAGCGCTTGTCCACTTGCGCACCGGCGGCTTCCAGTGCGGCGGCAGCGATGCGGACTTCCTCGATACCGGCCTCGCCTTCGAGAACTGGTGAGACGAGTTCCAAACCGCAGGAGCCGTCGGTGACGATCTTCCAATAGGGAGTGGTGTCGTGGGTGTAGTAGGAGGATTCGACCCGTATGCCTGCGGCTCTCAGGCTCATGACGGCATGCTCTTTGGTGATGGTGGAGAGGAATTCAATCTCGACTCCGAAGCGGCGGGACATGGTCGGCGTTGTCATGGTTAATATCTGCCATGGTGCCACCTCACGTCCATGGCTAAGTGGAGTTAGAGGAAAAAAGACATAATTTCTCCGCATCGTTTTACTCATGAAGCGTGCCAATCAAAACAGAATCGGAGTCTGCGGAATGACGCCTGATTGGCACGCTTCGTGTGACGTTCATGCACCGTGCCAATCCATCATCTAACTGGCATTCGGAACGGGACGAAAAAAGACGAAAAATGACATGGACAGCAGTTGTGTGACTGGCAGATGAGGGACGATGAAAGGGACTACCCACACCGGAAATGACACTGCATACGTCACCGGAATGTTGGTCCTGATCCGCCCCGAGTGGGATGGAGACAACGCACTCCATGTGATCGCCGAATGGAACGGCGACCGCGGATTCATCCGGCCTGTCGAATGGCCGCACGGCGGGATCATCCCGACCGAACTCGTCACCGCTGAAATGATCCAACCCGCAACCATCAACCCCTGAAACCACCATGTACACCGCCAGTGAAATAGACGCCATGACCATCGAGGAAATCGAACAAGTCGCCGAACTGCTCACCGATGAAGCCCGCGAGGAATGGGCTGCCGCCGGATATTCCGGCGAGTCCTACTGCAATCTCGGAATGAACGACGCCGAGAAATCCATCAACTCCCACTGAACTGACCAACCCCAACCAAACATCACCATGGACATCGAATACATCAAACAACACCGCAGCCTGACGCTCGAATTCGGGCGCGGCGAAACCTACCACTCCAACAAGCCGACGCTCTACGGCCACTCGACCTATGGGCGCAGCTCAGTTCTCGCCGGTCGTCCGCGCCGAGTCTTCCTCGAATGCTGGGACGATCTGGACACCGCCCGCGCCGAACTCAAGGCCGCGAAGATCCGCTACTCCGACCTCTGCGAGTCGGGCGGATCCACCCACATCCCGGTGAATGTCATCACCGCAGGTCTGCCCGACGAGGACATCTAACACCCAACACCGAGATCCCATGAAATCCGAATCCGACATCCTCGAAAAAATCCGCAAGCTCCTGCGATTGGCCGACCGCTCCCGCGGTTCCACCGAGAACGAAGCGAAGGTGGCGCTCGCCAAGGCGCAGGAATTGATGACCCGCCACAACATCGACTCAGCACTGCTCCGCATGGAACGCGGCGAATCCGGCGGCGCGGGCTTCACCGTCAACAAGGGCAAGGTCGATCTGCCGAAGACCCTCAACCCGGCAGACCTGATGATCCTCTCGATCCTGCAGGCGCACTTCAACGTGAAGACGATCCTGATGCCAAACGGGCGCGGAACACCGGTGGACATCATCGGTGCCGCCGCCGACATCGACTTTGCCATCTTCGCCTTCAACTACCTGCGGCAAACCTTCTTCCGCTGTTGGAACGAGTTCAAGCGGACCCACGCCAACCCGGACAAGGCGTCCTACTACCGGGGCCTGCGTGATGGCCTGAACGCCGAACTCAAAGCGGCGAAACAACGGGCGGAACAATCCTACGCCGCCGACCAGCGCCAGGCATACGGACTGGTGGTCGTGGATCAAGAGGCGGTCATCACCCGCTATGTCGAGGACAACTACGGCAAGCTCCGCAACCGGTCGCAACGCCGCCGCCACCTCCATTCAGGCAGCTACGTCGCAGGAGAAACCAAGGGTCGCACCATCCAAATCAACCGCCCACTACCATCATGAAAACCATCCAACAGAAAGACGAAAAAAGACATGGACGTGCCCGATCAGACGGGCAGATGAGGGATGCTATGACAACAGCATCCATTCCTAACACCTATTCGAACAAGGCGATGCAGCAAAGCATTCGCGGTCTTGAGAAAAACGGGTTCACCGCCCGGCGCATCCTGCCGGTCGATCCGATGGCCGGCATGCATGCCCGCGAGTTCCGCGCCGACTTCGCCAAGCAAACTCCAACCGGACTGCTGGTGTTCAGCGTCCGGATCGACACCGACGGCAACGTCACCAACCCCAAACCATAACCAAACACCACCATGAACAAACTGTATTACATCGTCTGCGACGACAAGGAAACCAACGTATTCGAAGGTCGCTATCAGGGCCGCACACGCGGCGAGGCATTGAAATTCCTCAAGCAGTCCCTCGGGCGCAAGACGCTCAACGGATTGGTCTTCACCATCACCGAAATCCCGGTGCCACTGATCCGTGAGATCGTCGCGGAAATCCTCGCCGGGGGCGATGGCAATGTCACGCCAGCCGCGAACGTCGTGCCGCTCACCCGTCCAGAACCCGAGGCCAGCCCGGGACGTTACGACGCGTTCGCTGACGCGGCTGAGCCCGAACCAACGCCTGCGGAGGCCACGCCACCCAAGGCCAAGGCATCCAAGCCCGCGAAAAAAGTCGGCAATCCCGGCCACGGTGACGAACAGTGGTCACAGGTCCGGGCACATTGGGAAGAATGCCGCAGCGTGAAGCAGACCGCCGAGCACTTCGGCCTGTCGCCAAACACGATCAAGACCCGCAGTCGGAGGGAGGGCTGGGGTAAATGAGCGCACCCCAATGGACACCGGTAATCGGTGACGGCGCGAGCGTCTGTCACTACTCCGACCGGACCGCCTGCACAATTATCCGCATCAGCCCCAGCGGCAAAACCCTCTGGATGCAGGAGGACACCGCTGTTCTCGACGGATGGAAACCTGAGTTCGTCGCCGGTGGGTTTGGCGGGCATTGCACCAACAACACCGAGCAGACCTATCAATACTCGCCCAATCCCGAAGGGGCGACACATCGCGCCAGCCGCCGCAAGGACGGTTGGTTCCGCACCACCAACGGCGAGCCGGTCATTCCCGGCCGCCGCCAATTCCACGACTACAACTTCTGATGAAGGTCGCAGTCGAAAAATACCGCAAACCCGATGGCTACGCCACGCGCTACTGGTCGGTGATCGTTGATGGCGAACTACTCGCCGTCACCCTCTACCGCAAGGGCGCGGTGGCCGTCGCCAGGGCCATCACCAATTCCAACCAAGATCCCCATGTCACAACTCTTCAAGATTCTGCCGAACCCTACACCGTGCCCCGCAAGCTCTCCGCTGGCGTGGCGACCTACCGGACCCGATGACCTCTGCGGCCCCGCCGCCACCGTCGCCCGCCGACTCGTCGCCAAGGCGCGCAAGCTCCACGATGATCCTGCCGTTCCGGTGAAGATCCTACTCTACGGCCCGCCGGGTGTCGGCAAGACCAGCATCGCCGACATGGTAGCCGATGCACTGTCCGGCACGCGCTTCGCCATCGAGGAATACAACGGCAAGCTCGTCACCGTCGAAACTGTGAAACAGTGGATGGGCACGCTGGGTGTCAGCTCGCTGTTCGGGGTCTATTCGGTGAAGATCATCAACGAAATGGATCGCTGCACGCGGGATGCACAAGACTTGCTCCTGAGTTATCTCGACCGTCTTCCACCAGGACGGGCGGTGGTCGGAACCAGCAACCTGCAGCTCGACCTGCTCACCGAGCGGTTCCAGACACGCTTCCAGTCGATCAAGCTCGCCGCTCCGTCCACTGAGGAAATCGCCGCGATGCTCCGCCGTCACTGGCCGGTCGATGGACAGACGTCATTGCGGATCGCGGTGGGCAGCGGCGGATGCGTAAGGGCCGCGCTCGCCGATCTGGAATCCTGGCTGGATGCGGAGGGGCTGTCATGAAAGCGAGAATCCATCAGATCACCTTCGACCGCTGTGGTCGTCTCGCCCGCGCCGTGTTCCGATACCGGTCACCCGACATGCGGCGGGAAACACCGGTCACCGTGGAATGGCGCGACGTGGCTGGCAGTCGCGAATGGTTTGCCCTCGGATGGTGCCCACCGGATGCGTGGAAGGCGATACTGCCGCTGCTCGCGCAAGTCACCCATGCCGTTGACACCATCCAAAGCGGCGATGACGGATGATTCCCCAAAAGCCCGGACGCTCGCCAATGGCATCGAAGTCTGGTGCAGTTTTGATAAGCTCGTGCCGGTGGGCGAACTAAAACCCAACCCGCGCAACCCGAACACGCACCCGCAGCGACAGATCGAGCTGCTCGCCAAAAACATCCGCTACTTCGGATGGCGGCAGACGATCACAGTTTCCAATCTCACCGGCCTGATCGTTTCCGGGCACGGTCGCCTGATGGCCGCCAAGCACCTCGGCGTCGAAGTCGTGCCGGTGGACTATCAGGACTTCGCCAGCGAAAACGATGAACTCGCCGTGCTGGTCGCCGACAACCGGCTGGCCGAACTTTCCACGGTCGATCTCAACGAACTCGAAAAAATCGCCAGCGAGTGGAAAGCCATCGACTTCGATACGATCCTCGCGGGCTTCGAGCCTGCCGACATCGAGGGCCTGCTCAATCCGGGTGGCAATGACGATGACGAGGATGACGACGACCGCCACGACAAGGAACTCGACAAGAGCGACGTCACCGTCGCGGTCGGACTCTATCGCTTCCGCATCACTCAGGAAGACTTCATCGCGTGGTGCGACCGCGTGAAACAAGACGCCGGTTTCGACAAGGAAAGCGTGCTCAACGAAATTCGCAGCCGCCTCGGACTATGAACATCTCCCTCGAATCCATCGAAGCCGTTAGACCATCGACCTACAACCCACGGTCAGCGGTTGCCGAGCGGCTTGACCTGATTGAACTGTCGCTTCGCAAGCTCGGTTTCATCGCCCCGATCTTTGCCGACTCGGACGGCGAGATTCTTTCCGGCCACCAGCGCCACCTCGTCGCATCGCGCATGGATGCCACGCACGTTCCGGTATCCCGGACCAAGGCGCTCGACCTCGACCAGCGCAAGGCGCTGAACATCGTCTTCAACCGGGCGACCAACGACTTCGATTTCAACAGCACGCCTGGCAGGGTCACCAGTGAGTTGCAATCACTGGACATCGAGGCTCTCGCCGCTCGGATTCCCGACAAAGAGGTCGGCAGCGATGGATTCCTACGCTGCCTCAAGCCTGCGGAAGTGAGCGTAAAGGATCTTTGCCGGGTGAACTCGGGTCGCTGGATCCAGTATGCCCGCAACCTCGCCCGCACGCTGCATCGCCACGGCATCCTCATGCCCATCGTCTGCCGTCAGGATCTCACGGTCATCAACGGCATCGGCAGATTGGAAATGCTCGCGGAGAAAGGCGTGGCGTTCGCTCCGGTCGTGTTTGTCACCGAGGAGGAAGCGGAATTCGCCCGGGCCATGATGAATCTGCTCTCAATGGATTTCGACATCCACACGCGCTATGCCGACATGCTGCGATTCAATTCGTTCCGCCGCGCACGCCGCGTCAGGCGCGAGCTTGGAAACGGATTCATCTTCGCCACGCATGGCGCGAAGCCATGCAAGGACTTCGACATCGGCAAGGCATCCGACCGCACCCGCTGGACCAAGGAACATGGTTCGACGATTCTCGACTTCGGTGCCGGCCACCTGACGGAAACCTTTCTGCTGCGGCAGGCCGGTATCGACTGCACGCCGTTCGAACCCTACCGGCTCGGACCAGGGGGCATCAACAAAGCGGAGAGTGTGGAACTGGCACGCGCATTCCTCGCGGAAGTGGCGGCGGGCAAGGAATGGACGAGCATCTTCATTGCAAGCGTGCTGAATTCCGTGCCGTTCCGTGAAGACCGCGAGCACATCGCCTGCCTCTGCGCTGCTCTGTGCAAGCCGTTCACCAAAGTCTATGCCTGCGCATCTTCGGCGGGGGAATCCGGATGGCGGCAGGTCAATGGCAAGGCATTCATGAACGAATCCAACGCGGGCAACATCGCGTTCCGCCTCGACTACGAACCCGGCATCCGCATCGGTGATTTTCAGGACAAGCCCAAGGTCCAGAAGTATCACACCGTTTCGGAGTTCCGTGATCTCTTCGGCCCGTTCTTCCGCTCGGTGAAGGTCGATGACTTTTCCAACAACATCAACGCGGCCTGTGCGTCGGCACGTCCCGTCGATCCAGCCCGCCTGCGTGCGGCCATCGAGTTCGAATTCAACCTGCCCTATCCGGACGGCACCCGCATGGAACTCGCGCAATGCGCCATGGACTCTTTCTCTCAACGTCTTCAGATTACCCTATGATCATCCTGCTAGACCTCAACTACACGCTGGTGGCGAACTCGCCCAAGCACGGCACCACGCCCGAGCGCATGGAGAAGCGACTGGCCAACGAACAATATCGCCAGTGGCTCGTCGAACTCGTGCGACCTCACACGGTCGTGCTCATCACCGCCCGCCCGGAAACCTGGACGATCAAAACGCTCGACCGCATCGAGGAACAAACCGGGTGGCGTCCGCAGGATGCGTGCTTCGCGCCGAAGGGCTGGTGGAATCCACCTGCGATCAAGGAACATCTGCTGAAAAAAGACGTGTTTCCGACTCATGGCGATGACGCCCGCTACCTTGCGATTGAGAGCAATCCACGGACCCGCGAAATGTATGCCCGGTTCTCGATCCCGTGCTTCTGGGTGACGACGGAAGGCACCTGCTTGACCGAGGGAACGCGCATCGTCAAACGCCTGCCGCGTTGACATCCGCCACGCGGGCATGAGTGAAGCCCAACGTGACGAGGTGATTCCACGCGGAGCCTGGCAGTTCGATCAGGAAGTGACTGCGGTGTTCGACGATATGCTCCAGCGGAGCATTCCGCAATATAACGCGATGCGGATGGTGACCTTCGAGGTTGGTCGGCGCTTCGTGCAACCCGGCACCGCCATTATCGACATGGGATGCTCCCGCGGCCAAGCACTCTTGCCGTTCGTCTCCAACTTCGGCGCGGCCAACGATTACATCGGCTTGGAAATCAGCGATCCAATGATCGAGGCAGCGCGTCAGAACTTCAACTACCACCCTCACGGCAATCGCGTCAGCATCCAGTCTGCCGACCTGCGCCACGAGTTCCCCGGTGTGACATCCAGCCTCGTGCTCTCGGTGCTCACCCTGCAATTCACCCCCATCGAATACCGCCAGCAGATCGTGCGACGGGTGTTCGAGTCGCTGGCCCCCGGTGGAGCTTTCATCCTGGTAGAGAAGGTTCTCGGTGCCACCGCCAAGCTCGATGAGGCGTTCGTGAATCTCTTCCTCAACATCAAGCGGGAGAACGGATATTCCGAGAGTCAGATCGACCGCAAGCGGATGTCGCTGGAAGGCGTGCTGGTTCCCGTCACCGCCCGCTGGAACGAGGAACTTCTCCATCAGGAAGGTTTCACCTCGGTCGATTGTTTCTGGCGGCACCTGAACTTCGCCGGATGGGTGGCGGTCAAGCCATGAGCAATCCACGATCTCACGACGAAGCGCGGCAAACTCTCGCCCCGGACATCGCCGAGAAGATCCTCGATGCCGATTTCCAGAACATCGTCAAGAAGGTCGCCGCCGGAAAGCCGCTCACGGTTGCCGAACGCACACGCATTGAATCCCGGGCGGCGGGCAGTGCGGAAACGCTGGCCTACACTAAGACACTCGTGGAACTCGCCGCCGTGCTTGGCGTTTCTCGCCGCACGCTTTCGACTTGGCAGAAGATAGACGGCGCGCCCAAGGCGCTGTCCAACGGACTTTGGCCGGTGGCCGATTGGCGCGAGTTCGTCCGTATCCGCGGACTGAATGCCGGACGCGTGCCGGTCGGCAACGAGGAGGCACTCAAAGCCCGAAAGCTTCTGGCAGAAGTTGAAGAGCGGGAGCTGCGCATCGCGGTGAAGAAGGGCGAATACGTCGCGCTCACCAAAGTCCGTGAGGAATGGATCGGTCTGGTAGCCCAGGCGACATCCATCTTGCGAGCCAAGTTTGAGAATGAGCTTCCGCCCGTGCTCTCCGGTCTCGACGCCACCGGCATCCAGCGGGAATGCCGCCGCGCCATCGACGAAGTTCTGCGCTGCCTCCACGAATCATGAATGCTCTCAAAGAAATCTGGCGCGAGGCATGGCAACCGCCCGACCGTCGCCCCGCTTGGGAATGGTGTGAGGATCACATCGAGGCGATTCCGTATTCACCCAACCCGGGACGCTTCCGCTCGGACAACTCGCCGTGGATTCGCGAGGTCATGGAATCTCTGGTCGATCCCCGCATCCGTCTGGTTTCGATCATCGCATCCGTCCAGTCATCCAAGACCACCGCGCCCGAGCTGACGCTCTGTTACATCATTTCCAACCTGCCGGGACCCGCACTTTGGCTCGATCAAACCGACGAGGATGCTCGCGATTATTCCGAGTCGCGACTGCAGAAGCTCTTCGACCAGTGCCAGCCGGTCGCACGGCTCATGCCTACCGGCGTTCACCGCCACAAGCGGAAAAACAACGCGATCCAGTTCAACAACGGCATGACGCTCTGGATTCTCGGAGCGCACAACAAGACCAACCTCCAGCGTCGTTCGATCCGCTGGTTGATCGGCGACGAAACCTGGCGCTGGCCGCAAGGTCACATGGCGGAAGCCGAAGCCCGCGTGACCGCCTTCGGCTGGCTGGGGAAGTGCATTTTCATGAGTCAGGGCGGCGAGGAAGACGACGACACCCACCGCAAATTCGAGATGACCGACCAGCGCGAATGGACGTTCGCCTGTCCGGAGTGCCATCACCGCCAGCCGTTCAAGTGGGAATGCGTGGAGTGGAGCAAATCGGCCAGGGATGAATCCGGCGAATGGGATTTTGACGAGGTTCGGCGCACCGCCGCCATGCGCTGCGAATCGTGCAATCACTATTTCAACGACGGCGAGCGCACCCGGCGCGAGCTGAATGCCACCGGGGCCTTCGTCGCCAAGAATCCAAAAGCATCGAAAGAGAACGTCGGCTTTCACTGGAACGCCCTGTGCGCGATGAGCTGGGGGCAGTTGGCCGAACTCTACCTGCGGGCGAAGGCGGCGGCGCGGAAAGGTGACGTATCGTTGCTGCAACAGTTCTATCAGAAGCGACTCGGTTTGCCATGGCGCGAATATGTCGAGGATTACAAACTCGAAATCGTCAAATCCGGCTACAAGCGCGGCGAGACATGGGAAGAGGAAGGCGCGATTGATCCGAAGACGGGCAAAATCCTCGCTGCACCGCTGCCAGAACGCACCGGCCTCATTCCGCTGCGCTTCATCACGGTGGACTGCCAAATGGATCACCTGTTCGTCGTGGTTCGCTCTTGGTCGGCGGAGGGATCTAGCCGCCTCATGTGGAACGAGCGCATCCTGACCTTCACCGACATCGACGTGTTGCAGGAACGATTCGAGGTGCATCCAAGTCTCGTGTTTCTCGACGCCGGCTATGCGACCTACGACGTCTATCGAGAATGCGCCAAGCGTGGGTGGGTGGCATTGATCGGCGACCGTCGCCCGGTCTATCCGCACAAGGGACGCGACGGCAAAACCGTCCAGCGGTTCTACTCACCCAGGCGCAAGGTGGTGTTGTCGCATCGCCAACACTGCCACGTTCACTACTGGAGTAACCTCAACATCAAGGACACGCTCGCCCGCCTGCGTCGTAATCAGGATCCAGCACAAGGCCCGACATGGGAAGTGCCGGACGACATCGACGACGACTATCTCGCCCAACTGGAAAGCGAGCAACGCATCAAGGAAAAGGGCCAATGGATGTGGAAGCAAATCGGCTCGCGGCCGAACCACTACTTCGACTGCGAGGCGGAACAGGCCGCCGCCGCGACCATGCTCAAGATCGTCGGACGGGAGTCCATCGCTGCCGCCCCGGTTGACACCCCTGACGGGGAGTTATGAAAACCGTCACGATCCTACGCTTTCTCACCTTCCTTGGTTCCGGTCTCACCACAATGGCCGCGATTGACCTCTCGGGCTTCGCCAATCTGCTCGACGCGGACAAGGCGCAATACCTGCTCATCGCTGGTCCCGCCGCGCTGGCATTGAAGGAACTGGTTGTCGTTCTCGGCGACCTCTTCGACGACGGCAAGCCCAACAAATCGTTCAAGGTCGGGCTGTTCTGCTTCGCCATGGCGGTGCTGACCGTTCCGTTCCTCGCCTCGTGCGCCACGCCCCCTGCGGTCACTGGTGAATTCATCAACAAAGACGGTCGCATCCGGGTTCATCCGGACGGTCGCGTCGAAATCGTCGTGGAACCCCGCACCTCCAAGTAAGCCATGAACTCGTTCAATGAATGGTTCGCGGCCCAGGGGTTCCGTCACTTCGGCGCGGGCGAGTTCACCAGCTATTTTGCTCGTGAGCGAAACGGCGTGAAGAACAGCCCGCCGCCGAGGCGGTTGTGGAAGAACATCGTTCCGACGCTTCGCATCGTGGACGATCTCCGCGATTCATTCGGCAAGCCCTGCCGCATCCTGAGTTCGTATCGCGCCCCGGCTTACAACAAGACGGTCGGCGGTGCCCCGCTCAGCCAGCATCTTGAATTCAAGGCTCTCGACATCGCATTCGACGGCATCAGCCCGCAGCGCGTCTATGACCGACTGCTTGAATGGCGCAAGGCGGGCAAGTTCATCGGCGGCCTCGGCCTCTATCCATCGTCCGGTTTCGTCCACATCGACACGCGGGGACGCAACGCCACTTGGAAAGGCAACTGATCCATGGCCCGCGGACTCTTCATCACCGGCTTCACGATTTCCGAAGTGCTCGCGATCCAGCAGCGGGCGAAGGAATTTCTGATCGAGGGCAAAACCCTCATGACCTGGAACGAGGCGGGCAGCTCGGCATCGAAGCAGTTCACCATGCCGGTCGATCAGGTTCTTGAGGAGTGCGGCCATGCGCTTCGAGTTCTTGATCCCGCCACCTACGGCAAACCCCGCATTGCCGCAGCCTCCTTCATCTCCGGCTACCTGCCGAAATGACACGACTTAAATCCATCGCCTGCCTTTTGCTGCCCCCCGTGCTTGTCCCGAAAGCATGGGGTTCGCCGTTTGAGGCAGCCAACTGGTCGCCTCGCCGTGGATCGGTGCCCGGTGCCGCGCCGACGGATTCCCGCAACGAACTGACTTCCACGATCCGCACCGAGCTGGTTCGCAAGTCGCGATACATGCACAAGAACTCGGGTTTTGTGCGCGAGTTGGTTGCCAACATGGCGATTTACTCGACCGGCGACGGAATCCGCGTTCAGGCACAATCGCAAAAGCCGGAATGGAACCGGGCCGCTGAAGCCTATTTCGCGCTCTGGTCTGCCCGCTGCGAGGTGACGCGGCGGTTTTCCTTCGAGGAATGCCAGGCGCTCGTTTGCCGGGGCATGGACATCGACGGCGAATACTTCATCCACAAGACCCGCGATGCTCAGGGTGAACCGCGCATCCAGTTGCTCGAAAGCCATCGCATCGGCGACCTGTTCGGATCGAAAGACACCGTGGATGGCGTCGGCCTCGATCCTTTCGGCGCTCCGCTTTTCTATCGAGTGATCGAGGACAGCGGTAAAACCCGCGACATGCCAGCGGAGTCCATCCTCCACATCCACGAACCCGAATGGGCCGGTGGTGTGCGCTCACATCCAACGATCCAGCATTCGATCAACCATGTGCTCGACGAAATGGAATTGCTCGCGCTCGAAAAACACGCCGTCAAAGACAATGCCGACGTGTCGCGCATCCTCAAGACGGCTCGTGGCGAGATCGACGACAACGGTGATTTCGTGGTCGGAGGCGCGGCTGGCAACGGGGAAGCCAGCGACCCTGTGTCTCTTCAGAAAATCGTCGGTGGCAAACTGGTGGCACTCAAACCAGACGAGTCTCTCGACAGTTTTCAATCCAACCGCCCGTCCCCCACGTTCACCGGGTTTCTGGAACACCTGCGACGTGACTCTGCGCTGGGAATGATCCCGTTCGAGTTCGCGGCGGATTCCAGCAAGATCGGCGGCGCGGGTGTGCGTCTGATCGTCGCTAAGGCGGATCGGCGGTTCTCGTTCCGCCAGATGATCCTCGAACGCCGACTGATCCGCCCGGTGTGGACTTACGTGATTGGCGATGCGATTTCACGCGGATTGCTGCCGGCCATCGAAGGCTGGTGGAAAATCTGCACGGTGCCGCCGAAGCGCGTGACCGTGGACGCCGGACGCGAAGCCCAACAAAACCGCGCCGACGTGGAGATGGGACTCAAGACGCTATCAGATCATTTCCAGGAACTCGGTGCCGACTTCGGCGAGGAAATCGAACGCCGAGCCAGTGATGCGAAGCTCATTCTCGAAACCGCCGAGAAACATGGCGTGCCGGTCGAGATGCTATGGAAGCCATCAGGCTCCGCGTTGACACCGCCGACCGAGCGTGAGTCCGGTAATTCAAAATCGCGAGTGGCTGATTCAGCCTGAGGCGCTGCAATCCATGGCCGCTTCACTGCGGGGACTGGTGGATCGCGGCGGAATGCTTCCGAAGCAGGCGTCCGAAAGCTCACTGCTTTCCGTCGAGGATGGCATCGGCGTGGTCGCCATCGAAGGCCCGATTCTTCGCAAGCCCGATCTGTTCGCCCGTATCTTCTTCGGCGCTACCAGTTCCGAAGAGATCGGCGACGCGATTCGGGAAGCCGCGGGACGAGATGACATCAAGGCGGTGTTCCTCAACATCGACTCTCCCGGTGGAACCGTGGCCGGCACTCCGGAACTGGCGAATGCCGTCGCCGCCCTCGACAAGAAGAAGCCTGTCTATGCGTTCTCGTCCGGCCTCATGTGCTCCGCCGCCTATTGGGTGGCAAGCCAGGCACGCGCCATCTACGCCACGCCATCCGCTCAAGTTGGCTCCATCGGCGTGGTGCAGGCCGTGATCGACAACAGCGCGGCTCTCGATAAGGCGGGCATCAAGGTCGAAGTCTTCTCCGTCGGCAAATACAAGGCGATGGGGGCACCGGGCACCCCGCTAACAGACGACCAGCGTGAACTCATCAGTTCCAACCTCGCGGAAATCGCCGGGGAATTCCATGCGGCAGTTCTCGCCAAGGGTCGTGCGATTCCCGCCGAAGCCATGGAAGGCCAGACCTTCAGTGGCAAGCAGGCACAGCGCCACAACCTCGCGGGCATGGTTACTGGTCGTGCCGACGCCATGCACCGTCTCCGCGTCTATCATGCGTCGGTTGACACGGGCGCACGGTCAATGGACACAACCATCGAAGACGAACTAGCCCAAGCCCGCACGCAGGTCGCCGACCTCCAGCGGGATTACCAAGCCCAGACCGAACTTCTCAACGAAGAGGCGGCCACCGTCACGACCCTGCGCGGAGAAGTGGAAACGCTTTCAGCACAGCTCGACACGCTCAACGGCGAACGCGGCGCGGCTAACGAACAGGTCGCCGCGCTGCAATCCCGCATCACCGAGCTTGAAGCATCGCAAGCCGACTTCGACCGGCGAGTCCAGACAGAGGTGGCCCGCGTCGTCGCCTCGACCGGCACCACGATGCCCGCCCGCGTCACTCCCGCAGGGGACAACCAGGCCGCCGTCACCCAAGCCACTTCGCTTCAAGACCTCGTCGCCGAATACACGCGCCTGGTGAACGCCAACAAGCCCGACGAAGCCGCCGCCTTCTATCACCAACACCTCGCCACTCACTTCAACCGCTAAGCCGCCATGTCCAATAGCAACGCTACCGTCAATTCTCCGCTGATCGCCCAAACGGCGCTCAACACCTTGCTCGCGAAGTTCCCGCTCCTGAGCCGCATCGCCACGGATTTCTCGTCCGCGAGCGTGAAGTTCAATCAGGACATCGTCACCCACATCGTCACTCCAACCGTGGCGCATGACTTCGATCCCGCTACCGGCTACGTCCCCGACGACCAGGCGCAAGTCGATGTCACCGTCAAGATCGACAAGCACGCATACGCTGGCTACGCGATCACCGACGTGGAGCGTTCCACCAGTGAGATTGATCTGAACCAACGCTACGCCGACAAGGTGGCATACGCGCTTGGCCGAAAGGTCAGCGATGACCTCATGGCGCTCATCGTGAACGCCAACTTCAACAACAAGACCGAAGTGGCTGCCTTGGATTTCGGACGCGACTCGGTCGTGGACATCGGCACCAAGCTCAACAAGCGTTTCATTCCCGACATGGGCCGCTTTATGTTCGTCAACTCGGACTACTATAACTCGCTGCAAAAGGACGAAGCCCTCTACAAGGCATACATCACTCCCGCTGCCAGCAACGTGGTAGTGAGCGGAATGCTGCCTGACGTGAACGGGTTCGCCGTGATCGAATACTCGGCGCTGCCTGAGAACGCCGAGCGTCTGGTTGGTTTCGCTGGTATCCGCGAGTCCCTCATCATGGCTGCCCGCGTGCCGGACGTGCCCGCCAACACCGGCGACACCGTGATCCGCGTTGTCACCGACCCGCGCACCGGTCTGTCGATGCAGGTCCGCGACCGTTACGACGGCCGCCTCGGCAAGCAGGAAGTCAGCTTCACCCTGATGTATGGCTTCGCTCCGGGCAACAAGCCGATGCTGGAGCGCATCATTCGTCCGGTGGCATAAACGATTTGATTGGTTCGTTTGTCATGTCAGCCCCCTCTCGGGAAACCGGGAGGGGGTGTTTTGTTTGGAGTGGGGCAAGAAAAGGAGCTTCAGCCTTGCCGAGGGCATTCTGGGTTTGCTAGAGCTAATTCAACCTTTCTTCAGGAAAACTATGGCTGCCTGTTATGAATTCACCTGTGATCGCTGTGGCTTCAGTGTTGAAGCTTGGGACGATGGAAATCCTTACATTGAATATCCTAAAGGAAAGCGGCATCATTTTTACCATCCAGGGAAAGTCGATCAGATCAAAGAGATCGCACGAACAATTGTCGGGCACGAACCAACAAGACAGGAATGCGACGATATTCTGAAAAAGTATGCGGGTAACGAATCTGATTTCATTTGCCGATCCTGCTTGAAGATTGATCAGTATGACGAACGCAAAGACCCTCTCGTATGCAAGCATTGTGGCGGAGAGTCTATTGAAAGGACTTCTGATCTCGCCGGAAAGAAGTGCCTCAAATGTGACGGAATCTTTTCCGAAGGTGAGTTCACCGCAATCTCTTAATATTTCAGAGGTTCCAGCCGATTGACACGCGGCTCGGTGCGTGAACGCGATCCAAGCCGCCGCTGCCGAGGCATTCGTTGAAATCCTGCGTGACGCGGGCGTGCCGGTGACCATCGGTGGCAAGGACTATCAGGCAATGGTCTCGCCAAGCGGACTGGCCGTCGATCTTGAGGAAGGCGGTTTTACCCAGGACGGCGCACTCACCGTGAGGTTGCTCGTGGCACACCTGCCAACTCCGCCGCCCGCCCACAACGACACGATCCTCATCGGCGGCGAGCGCCACAAGATCGAGGAAATCAACCGCAAGCCCGGCGCGGGCATCATCGAATACCGGGTGGCCCGCCGCTGAAAATTACCAACATGAACCAAGCCATCGAAGATTACCTGGCCGGCCTTTTCACCTCCGCGCAGCTTGTTCCCACTCCCGAGGTTTTCACCGGGACTTCCTCCGACATCCGCACGCCCGAATCTCATGCGATTCTCGTGCTGGCAGACTCGATTGAAAACGTGGTCGGCCCACTGCATCGAGCGACGGTGAAAATCCTCGTGTCGTCACCCACTGACAACCGGACCCAACACGCCACTCTCGCCCATTCGGTGAAGGGCATCATGGAAGGCGTGCTGCCTGCGGCGAATGGATTCATCATTGGTGGTTTCAGGACGAAAGCCAACTCCACCGCCATCACGGATGACGACCGCTGGCTTACCACCATCGAGGGGATTCTCGGTGTGGATTGGACGCCGGTTGACAACACGCCGTAAGAGTCATGCCCGCCACCTTCGGAGTCACCAACCTGCACGGACTCGCGCCCGCAACCGGCCACGCCCAGGAAGCGTCTGCGGACTCATCCATCGAAGTGGCTACGCTGCGGGATTCGCTTGGCGTCACCGTTGTGGCGAAGCCGAAAAAGCTCATCACCCGAAGCATCACGCTATCCGGAAAAGGCACCGTGAATTTTGGCGATGTCGCCGCAGGGGCGATCACCAAGGGCGTCTCGTTCGTGACCTCCGTCAAGGTGACCGAAAGCAACGACGACTTCCCCGGCTTCGAGATTCAGGCCGTCGCCTACGACGACATCTAACATTCAACAATTCCATGCCCGCCGCGTTCAACGAAATCGGAGTCAAGTGCGTCACCGCCGCCCTCGTGGAGAGCGTGGACGTGCAGAAGCAGCTCGAACACAAGATCATCAAGAAGAGCGACGGCGCATTCGAGACGGGCAACCGCTATGACCCGTCCTTCAGCTTTACCGTCAAGGGCCGGGGTGTCGCTGATGAATCCCTGCTGGGTGGAGCCTCCGCCGCCTACGTGCCTGAGCAGATCACGGGCGGAACCACCATCATCACCACCGTCAAGAACTCCCAGACCAACGAGGACTACAACTCGTTCGAACTGTCGGGAGTGAACCATCCCGCCGCAGGCGCGGTATGACGCATCCATTTTCAACGATCACCTGAAAATCACCCATGAAAGAAGGAACCACCATCAGCGTCGTGCGCGATCACGACACGAAACCCACCGAAAGCCGCAACACCCGGCTTGTCGCTGCGGCACTCTCAAGCGGCGGCATGTTTGCCACCGAAGCCGCCTATTCCGACACGGTCGAACAGACGCCCAACGGCGCGAAACGCACCGTAACCTGGCTCATGGACGGCGCGGCCAAAATCAGCTTTGAACCCATCGAGGTGGCGGAAAGCATCACGTTTGATGAGTTCCGCAAGCGTTACGAGTCACTTACCTGGTGCGAGGCCAACGCCAACCACCCCATCGCCTACCTGCGGGCGATGAACGACCAGCACAACCGGCTGCTCGACAAGGTCAAGACGATGCGCCCGATGCTGCTGATCCGCAAAGGCAAGCGCATCGCCATCGTGCCGAGCGGTTCTGACGAGGCATCTAAGGCCACCCGCGAGCAAATCCTTTCCGAATTCTAACATTATGAACGACCGCGAACTTCAACTTGCCACTGGCATGATCGACAACGGTGAACGTCGGATCGGCAACCTCAAGCTGCGTCCATACACCATGGGCTCGATGCAACTGGCCTATCTGCTCAAGCTCACCATGTTCACCCGTGGCAAGGATGATCCACCGTTGGAGCTTGATGATTTGGAAGAGCAGCGGCAGATCATGGCATTTGCATGGATGCAGTCGGCGGATGAAGATGACATCGCGGACGCCGTTCGTGATGACACCGTGGATCGGTGTGTGCTCAAGTTCTCTCTCAATGTCACTTTCGACATGCTCCCGGGTTTGATGGCGGAAATCAACCGGATCAACGCGATGCTCACCGCATCCAGCGTCCGCGTCGAAAGCAAGTATCCGTCCAGCGAGGACGATGCGCCGGGAAAGTCCTGAACCCCGGCTGGTTGGCGAGCGCGGTGTTCACCATCGCCAAGGACACCGGTTGGAGCGAGGACTTCATCATTTGGCGGCTGCCGATGGCGCGTGCCCTCCAGTATTACCACTGCTCACTTCAGGCGGCCAATCTCTGGACGCTTGAACCACCCACCGAAGAGACGATGCAGGCACTCGCGCCGGACGAGCTGATCGGACTCATCGACCGCATGGTTGACGATGGCGACGATGACGATGGGTGATGAGGTGAAATTCAAACTGCATGTCGATGAGTTCCAGCGGGCCGCCGACCGCCTCGCCGCTTACTCGAAGCGCGACGGCGAGACATTCATGAAGGAACAGGTCCGCGGCTTCATCCGGCACCTGTTGGATTTCACTCCGCCCAACCGTGGCAGCACACGCGGGGTGAAGGCAAAGAAGCTCGGCGAGCAGGCGATCACCGGCGACATTCGCGCCGTGTTTCGCGGGGTGTCCGATCCGAAGCGGGCTGATGTGGATTCGTTGGCGCAAATGCGCTCGGTGCTCAAGTCGCGGCGGAAAAGTGGGACTATGCGCGTGGCCAAGGGCGGCACCAAGCTCAAGGCACCGAAGGCGCTGATCGCAGAACTGATCAAGGCGAAGAAGGCACGGGTCGGCTATTTGGCATCGGCATGGGCGACCGCGGCGCAGAGCGTTGGAAAGATCCGCGTGCCCGCATGGGTGTCGCGCCACGCCGCGCCCGGAAGCACCGACATCCAGGTGAAGGATGGCGAGATCAGCGCGTCGATCACCAATGCCGTGGAGTGGGCCGCCAAGGTCAACGGCCTGCGGGCGCGTGTGAATGCCGCGCTCCGGGTGCAGACACGTTCCATGGAAAAACGGCTGCTCTATTTCTTCGCCAACGTGAAGGGGAAGTCCGGCTTCGATTGACATGCCACCCGTGGCCAGATGGCCAAGCTCACCGCACTGCTGACACTCAATACGGCTGGATTCCAGTCCGCGTTGAAGACTGCCAAGTCGGAAACCAGCGGCTTAAAAAACTCGATGGCCGGCATGTCGTCGGGCGCATCCAAGGGTTTCGCGTCGATGGGCAGCGCCATGAAATCCGTGGCCAAGGGAACGGCAGTTGTCGCCGCCGCTGTGGCCGCCGCAGGCGCGGCGATTGGCGCGTTGACCTACAAGCTGATCCTGTCGGGTGAGGCGGCTAACTCCGCCGACGCCCGCGTCCGCAACATCGCCAAATCCATGGGGCTGTTCGGCGACCAATCCGACGCGGTGGCCGAGCGGTTGAACAACCTCGCGGACAAGATCGAGTTGCAGACTGGAGCGGATGGAAATGCGATCCAACTCACCCAGGCGAAACTTCTCACCTTCAAGGAACTCGCCAACACCGCCGACGAGTTGGGCGGTAATTTTGATCGGGCCACGCAGGCGGCGGTGGATATGGCGGCGGCCGGGTTTGGCACCGCCGAACAGAACGCCGTCCAACTCGGCAAGGCACTCAACGATCCAATCAACGGACTCGCCGCCTTGCGGCGTTCGGGCATCACCTTCACTGAGGATGAAAAGGCCAAGATCAAGGCACTGGCCGAGTCCAATCGGATGCACGAGGCGCAAGCATTGGTGCTCGCCGCCATCGAAAAGCAGGTCGGCGGCACGGCGGCGGCGACTGCGGACGCGTCCGTCCAGATCAAGGCCGCGCTGAATCAGGGATTTGAGGAAGTGGGCAAACCACTGGCGGCAGCACTCGCATCCATCACGCCGCAGTTCCTCGAATTCGTGGAAATGGCAAAGCCCAAGTTGGCAGAGGCCGGCCAGTTCCTTGTCGCGATCTTCCGCAGCGGCGAGGCACTCAACCTTGTCTGGTCGTCGCTCAAACTGGCGTTCGCACAAAGCGTGAATTTCCTATGGGCCACTCTGCGGGCGACCATCGCCGCCACCGGCCAATACATCGTCGAGTATTTCAAAACAGCGGTGACGTATTTCCAAATCCTGACGACTCCCGAGTTCTGGAGCGGGATGGGAAATGCCATCATCGGCATTTTTCTATCAGCCATCAGTTTCCTTCAAAAAGGATTCTCGGAAATCATCGAGGTGGCGCGCCCGCTGGCCGAGTTGTTCGGCAAGGAGGATGCGTTCAACGGCATCCAGAAGACGATCCGCGAGAGCGCGGCGATCCTCGATGAAGACGCGGCGGCGCGGTTCTCGAAGGCCGGTGACCTGTTGGAACCTGCCGCACAGAAGATCGCCCAACGTCTGGCAGAAGCCGGTGAGAACGTGAAGACCCGATTCAGCGAGACCTTCGCAAACACCGCGGAAGCCATCGACACGTCCGGCATGAAGCGTGAGTTCGGCGACACCGTGGAGCGCATCAAAGCGGCCATTCCTCCGGCGAAGACTGGCAAGCAGATCGGCATGGCGGCGGCGTCCGAAAAACCAGCGGCCCCGGCAGTCATCGCGGGCGGGTCAGGACAGCTCGGCTCCTTCGCACAATCCATGAACATGCTCTTCGGCCGCAGCGCAAACGCAGGGCTGCTAGAGGAAAACAAGCGGCAGACCGACTGGCTCAAGAAGATTCACGACAACACCAAGAACAGGGGCACTACCCCGGAACCGGGGGAGGCGGTCTTTGCGTAAGCCATGGCTGAGAACACCATCCTCGAAGGCGCGAGCGGCGGCAGGGACGAAAACATGATTTCGACATTCGCCGTGTCTTATCATGCCAAGAGCATCGGCGAGGTCACCACGGTCGGGCATGCTCGGTTTCACGGGCTGGTCGAACAGAGCCGGACCTGGCAGGCACTCAACGACGGCACCGACGGCTGGATCGTCACCGTCACCTACAAGGGATACGCCGGTGACGAGGAGCCCGAACCTGCGGAAACCGAACAATGGAACCTCGGCTTCGACTTTTCCGAAGAGCCGCTTGAGTCGCATCCCAATCTCAAGGAGATTAAGGCAACCTACGGCGGCTATTACGAGGAACCGGGTGGCCCGCTCAAGTTCCCTGAGTTCATGCCAAAGGAGGCCAAGGGCAAAGGCGGTCTCGGCGGTAAGGGCAAAGCCAAGCCGGGCGAGAAGAACCCCATGTTCGGCACCTCGACCTATGCCGTGATGACTGCCCGCGTCACGCGCACATGGTC